TGGGGTGTGTAGTGGTATTGCATATGATATGAATGTTGATCCACTTATTTTTCGTGTCATATCTTTTTGCTTGATTTTTTCACCTGTACCTATAATTTTGATTTATATTCTTCTTTGGCTTTTGATACCAGGAGAAAAAGACGAATAATCTATCAAGCGGAAGTAGCTCAGTTGGTAGAGCATCAGCCTTCCAAGTTGAGGGTCGCGAGTTCGAGTCTCGTTTTCCGCTCCAATTATGATAAAAGATTTATCCGTTTATCGACATTTAGCCAAAACAATTTCTTGGCGTATAGTAGGGACCATAGATACTATGGTCCTTAGTTTTTTTGTTACTGGTGATCTTAGAATGGCACTTACCTTGGGCGGTTTAGAAGTTTTTTCTAAGATGGTTTTATATTTTATACATGAAAGAATATGGTATAAAGTAAATTTTGGTGTAAAAAGTAGAAAAGAATGAACGAAAATGTAATTTTATATTGTATTTATTGTTTATAAATAAAATACTGATGGATTTCACCACAATTTTAACAACCCTTATAACAGCACTCTCGTCAGTATTTATTGCTCTTATATCGGCAGGATTTTTCAGGAAATGGCAAGATAAAAATAAGGAAAAAAGAAGTAGAGCTCAACTTATGGCTCAAATTCAAAAAGATGAGTTGATTCATTTTACTCTAAGAGAAATAAGAAGAAAGTACAATGCCGACAGAGTTTACATAACTCAATTTCATAACGGTGGAAATTTTTACACAAATGCTCCAATGCAGAAAGCATCCGTAACATATGAACGTAATTCAGATGGTTTAGAAAGGATTTCAGATAGATTTCAGAATGTTTTGGTATCCAACTATACTTGGATCCTTACTGAGACGTTGGCCAACAGAATGTTCTACAACGAAATTGATCATCAAATAAACGACCTTCCATCAAAAAGTTTATTGAAAGCATATGGTAACTACGCACACGCTATGTCACCAATTTTCGATGATTCCAAAAACTTAATTGCAACACTATCATTATCATGGGTATTCTCTGATATTCCTGAAAATTGGATTTCAGAAAAAGTATTTTCCTCGGATTTCAAACAAGAACTATATGAGGATTCAAACTCTTTAAAAAACTATCTTTTATGATTGATTTTTGGGATATAATTTTTGATAATGAAACATTGGCAGACAATGAAAATTTTATTGAGGGAATTATCAAATTAGGTTTTGAAAAAAAAAGTGACACACTCTACGTCAAAGAGATTGTCAATACCTATGGAAATGTTGTAAAAGACGGAATTCTAATTGACCTAAAAGAAAAACTATTGATGTATTTTCCAGAACCTGAATGTTCAGTAAAAATGGACTTGGAAGACGGTGATGTCGAAAAAGTAGATAATTTTCTCCGAAACAATATTATTTGATATTTATTATCATGGAAATTCAATATCCACTTGCTGGTAAGTCATATGAAGGTTTGGGTAAGAACCAAGCTTGGGGACAGCGTTGGGGTAGAAAACACAAGGGTGTTGATCTATCGGCTAATGCTGGAACAAGAGTTGTTAGTATATTGGATGGTAAAGTAATCAAGGCCGGAAACTTTAATGATAATTATGGTGGTCAAGTATTGGTTCAACACGATACACCTGAAGGTACAGTATATTCGAGATATGCACACTTGAGAAAGTGGTATGTAAGACCTAACCAAAAAGTATCGAAAGGAGAAAAACTTGGTGAAAGTGGTGGTGAAAAGGGAGATCCTAACGCTGGTAGATCCACAGGACCTCATCTACATTTTGAGATAATGGATAAGGGTCAACGTGATATAGATCCGGCACCATTTTTAGCAGGTGCAGGAACTTTGGCGGCTGCTGCAATGGCGAGTTCCGATAAAACTGATGGTGAAGAAGAACAACAAAAAGCTGGTAGTAAAACAAAATTAAAAACCACTGCTGTTGGTGATTTAGTTGGTAAAATAGTTGGTACCGCAGCACCATTTGCGGCACTAGCAGCCGTACCAGGATTGACTTTACCCGAAAATCAGGAAAAAAAAGAAAATCTCATAGAAGAAATTGAACGTATAAAACAATTGATTAAGTGATATATTTATCTGTATGAAAAATCTGAAGCAAATTCTTAGAGAAAGTTTACTACAACATGTAAACGAAGCCGACAAAAAGAAAGACGATGTAATTGTTCCACAAGGATGTTTTGGTGGACCAAAACATGGTGTAGGAGCTTTGGTAACTATTGTTGAACTTTTGATGAGAGAAAAGGACGATGATGGTGCAAGAGCCGTAAACGACCTAAAACAATTTTTGAAGGGTAGTACTAAAGTAGATCCCAAAGTCGTTGTTCAGATTCTTAGAAAACACAACAAACCACAATTTATAAGTTTTACAGGATGTTTGTAAAATAAAAAACCCCTCCCGAAAGAGGGGTTTTTTGTTTGGTGGAGGTGGCGGGAATCGAACCCGCGTCTTGCTCAGTCTACCCATAAAGGACTACATGCTTAGGACAAGGTTTTTCACACCTTCCGAACTATTTGGTTTCTATTTTGCCATCGTCACCAACAACTGTGGGGTGTTCACTCAAATCGGTAGAACACCAAACGTTACCTCCATTCCTTTTTGGGTAGAAACCACACCGTAGGGACTTCTGTTTCCAGGTTATATGTCCACCGACCCATTGTCACTATAGCCTTAGGCTACAGTAACTTCCTCAGCTTGGATAAGACCCAAAGCCTCGAGTGTTGCGAAAGTTTCGCCGTTTGATTGTTGCATCCATAGATTAAGGTGATAGGAAACATCTCACCGCATGCCCCGTATGACTAACCCTGCCAATCAATACCGGTCACCCCCATATTTTCAAAGAACAAAGAAATCACTTTCGCCCCCTGTATAGACTTTTGGTCAGATGCTTAAGGTCAGCCTTAACTATTAAGGGAGCCACCCGTGATTTCTCTTACAAAGATAAATACTTTTTTTCTAATGACAAAGTATTTATATAGAAAATATTTTATATGAAGAAAGTTATAAGATTAGCAGAATCTGATTTGGAGAAAATTATCAGGAAAGTTATACAGGAACAAAGTACCGGTGTTGCGTTTGGTACGAAAGTTAATGGTTTCAAAATGAAAAGAGAAACTAAAGAGCAAATGGACGCACCTGTAAGTACAAAAAGTTTGAAGAATTTGGATGATTCTACCCTCATGGTTTTTGTCGATCCATTTAGAGGTATGGACTCTTTGGTTAGAGCGATGGCATACCTAAAAGGTAAGGGTTTACAACCAGGTAAAAGAAGATTTGAGGTTGATCCATTGACTGCTAAGTCATTCCCATCTAATTCACCACAGGATATTGCTAGTGATAAGATTGTTGATATGGTAAGATCAGGTTTGAGAACTGTAGCTAAAAATAACTATGTCGATGAAAGATGGTTTACTAAGGGTTTCCCAATTATGGATGGTGATGGTAGGGATATTACCACTGAAGTTTTGGAATACTATCCTAATTTCTACAATGTCTTATGGGGAATTACCCAAGATCAGATGAAAAAAGTATAATAAAAAAGGGGGTCATTGACCCCCTTCTTGTTTTACATAACCCCAACCACCTTTGTTTGGTTCGGGGTTTTTTTGTTTCTTGTTTGTTTTGGGTTCGATGGTGAATAACATCTTCTCGTATCCGTATTCATCTTTGTAGAACATGATTCGTCGGTTGTACTTATCTCGACCTTTGAGTTTGTAATCCAAAACCATGATTGTGGAGTCGGGAAAGTAAGTGTTTTTGATCTTGTATTTTGTCCCGTAGACCGTTAGTTTACCTTTGGTTAGGTCTATCACCCAATATAGGTCGTTGGTATCTAAGAAAGTCCCTGAGTTGATGTAATCGACCTTATTCCACTGTCGAGCGGTTTCAATATCCATGTGAGGGGGAAACTCAAAGTAATAAATGGTATCAATTGGGTATTTGATAACTTGTGAGTTCATCGTGAATGTGAACATAAGGACAATTGTGGTCAATACATTTTTCATATTTCAAATATACAACAAAAAATTGAATTCTTCGTGGTATTTATAAAAAATATGAAACTATCTAAGTTTTTACTCGAAGACGATAAAAGACCTAACAAAATGGTTGAGGTTATAAGGGGGTATTTGGAAGGTAAAATTTCTGCCCAAGATCTTATAGATGAAATACCTGAGATTCTAGAAGTAAAAGGGAAGGGTGCTCTTTTGGAGTTTGAGGATTATTGGGATTTATTTGGTTTGGATGACAATACCCGATGGGTTATCAATAATGTAACTTCTAAATATGGTGGTTATAATGATTTCATTGATAACGACTCTATGATCGGCGATTGGGAAGAAGGTTATGGATTTTATTGGTTTAAAGATGATCAGAAAAAACGGTTATTAAAATTGATGTCCAACATGATACCTGAAATAAACTACGGTAAATGTGAATTAGACGGTGACTCAGAATGTGCGAAAAAAATTATAACTTTTTTGGATCAGGAGTTTGATAGATATGTTTCAGATATTATTGATAGTGTTGTGGAAGAAAGAAACGACAAAATTAGGGAAGAGATAGAACAGGAACTATATAAAGACTATTCAATACCCGTCCCAAGAAAATTTATTCAAATGGTACCTGTTACAACCAGAGAAACGTTTTTGGTAAGTTTATCTCAATTGATGAACTTTATTGAAAAATACGGAGATGATGATAGTGATCAAAGTCTTACTGATATAATTAAGGACGTAATATTCAATCACACACATTACCCCAATTACGAAGATGGTTTTTGGGAAATGGGTACGGATTATGATCCAGAACCAATCTACAGGTATATTGATAAACTTTTGGATGCGGTAGAAGAAGAGTTTGAAGGTAGAGATTTTACATCGGACCAAAAGTATTACAAATTATTACAAGATTTTAATGTAACACCTGGTCAAATGAAAAAATTTCCTGATGGAAATCAGTATGATTCATTCACAATTGAAAGATTTGACAACGAAACAGAAAAAGTGGATATCAGAGTTTACAAACCGGGTGAGTATACATCTGAAAGATTCAGGTTACCAATTGAGGGTGTTAGAAACTTGTTGACAACTTATAGACTATTTTGATATTCACAAATATTTTCGTATCTTTGTTGAAAACTTATCAACATGAAAACATATTTGTGGTTAGACGATATTCGGGATCCGAATATGAGTGTATGGAGGGATCAATATATCCCTGAGTACGACTCCAAAGTTGATGAGATTGTTTGGGTAAAAGAATTTCCTGAGTTTGTTGATTATATCCGTGAGTTTGGTCTCCCTGATGAAATCTTCTTTGATCATGATTTGGGTGATGATGAACTTGGTACTGGTCATGATGCCGCAAAATGGTTGGTAAATTACTGTATGGATAATGGGGATATCGATGTTCCCAAATGGTCAATTCAAAGTGCAAATCCTGTTGGTCGTCAAAACATCAATTCCATTCTTTCAAACTATCGTAAATCCATCGGAAAATGAACGACTTAGAATTTTTGAAGGAACTGTTATCAGTTCGTACCGCAACTTATAATGAGGAACTTATGGTCCAATACATCTCTGATTGGTTGGATAAAGAGGGTATTCCTTATGTGGTTGATGAGATGATGAATGTATATGCCACTAAGACCACTCAAGGGTATGAGGATAAACTCTACCCTTGTATGGTGGCTCATACTGATACGGTCCATCATTTCCAAGATGAAATTATGGTTCACGAGGAAATTTTACCTAATCGTCAAAAACAAGGTAAGTTGTCTCTGAAAGGGTATAATCCTGATGGTAAACCCGTTGGTATTGGTGGTGATGATAAATGTGGTGTTTACGGTGCGTTGGTATCTCTCCGTGATTTACCACATTTAAAAGCGGCATTCTTTGTTTCAGAAGAGACTGGATGCTTGGGATCTCGTAAGGCAAGTCCCGAGTTTTTCTCGGATGTTGCTTATGCCATCCAATTGGATGCCCCAAGTAATTACATGGTGACTGAAGTTTGTTCAGGTATTAGATTATTTGATCGTAATTCGGAATTTTTCCGAATTGCTGATGAAGTTTTGACAGAAAAGTTTGCCCATCATGAATTTCAAATCCATCCTTATACGGATGTTTCACAATTGAAAATAAAATTTGATTTTTCCTGTATAAATTTTTCTTGTGGTTATTATAATTATCATACAATGCATGAGTATGTTGTAGTGGAGGATTTACAAAATTCCATCCACACTGCACACGAGATGATAAACAGATTAGGATATACAAAACACGAATATGAACGTCAAGGATACAATCGGAGTTTACCCTGGGACTCTTTCTGAGGAGTTATGTGATCGTCTTATTGAGGCGTTTCACGAATACGAAGATTATCATCACCAAGGGATAACTGCCAGTGGTTTAGATAAAAGATTCAAAGATACTACCGATTTTGACATTATGAAAGTTCCTGAACTTGAAGAATTGGTTAATCAGGTTGTTGATGCAGCTAACGAAAAGATCGATCTTTATGTTCGTAGATTTAGAACTACAGATGAGTTTAACACTCACGAATATCTTTTTGGTAAGGGAACATACTACCCTGTGTGGCAATTACAAAGATATGAAAAAGGTGTGGGTCACTTTAAGTCTTTTCACACCGAGGGTGAATATAGTGAGTTTTATAACAGACTCTTCGCCGTTATGTTTTACCTCAATGATGTCGAAGAGGGTGGAGAAACAGAGTTCCTACATCAAAGTTTGATGGTAAAACCCACTAAAGGAACATTTATTGTTTGGCCAGCACCTTGGCCATATGTTCACAGAGGTCATGTACCGGTATCCAACGATAAATACATCTTAACAACTTGGTTATTAAGAGAAGAATAATAATTGAGGTCGTAAGACCTCTTTTTTTTGCCCAAATTTTTTTTGCCTATGAGTGAAAATGATATATTAAAAAGAATTGTAGAGATAGAATATGAATTATTTCTATCGATCAGAAATGGTCATAGAGCTGCAGTTGGAGACCAATATCATGATATAAGAGTTGAAGTATCCCTTTTACGTTGTATGTATTATGGTCAGAACTCAAAGTATTGTAAAAAATAAAAGGGGGTCTTAGACCCCCTTTCTTTTACTTGATAACCACTTTCTCATCTTCCACTGAAAGGGTGTATGTTCCACCTTCTTTTACAATGTCAGACAAGACTGATTCGGATACCAAGTCCTCCACTTCATCTTGAATTGCTCGTTTGATCGGTCTGGCACCGTACACTTCATCAAACCCTACTTTTGAGATGTGTTCTACGAGTTTATCATCAAAACTGAAGTTTAGTTTTAGATCACCAAGACGTTTCATCAACTTGTTGAGTTCGATAGATACGATCTTTTTCAGTGATTCTTGATCCAAAGAATTGAAGATAATGGTTTCGTCAATACGGTTGATGAATTCAGGTGAGAAGTAATTCTTCATTTCCTTTTTCAAGATTTCCTTCTTCTGTTCCTCCGTTGAGTATGAAGATCCACCAAAACCGATACCAGTACCGAAGTCTTGAAGTTTCTTCACACCAATGTTTGAGGTCATAATAATGAGGGTGTTTTTGAAGTTGATTTTACGACCCAAAGAGTCAGTAAGATGACCTTCATCCAACATTTGAAGAAGGGTATGAAAGATCTCCTTATTTGCCTTTTCAACCTCGTCAAAAAGAACCACCGAATATGGTTTGTTCTTCACCTGCTCGGTGAGTTGACCACCCTCATCATAACCTACGTATCCTGGAGGTGATCCAATCAAACGCGATACGGAGTGTTTCTCTTGATATTCGGACATATCCACTCGGATTAGGTTATCGGCCGAACCGAAGATTTGTTTGGCGAGTTCTTTTGCCAAGTGTGTTTTACCAACACCAGTTGAACCCAAAAAGATAAACGAACCAATTGGTTTGTTTGGGTCTTTGATTCCAAGACGGTTCCGACGCATTGCTCGAGCAATTTTCCTAACAGCATCGTCCTGACCAATGACCTGTTGCTTGAGGGACTCTTCCAAACCAACAAGTGCCGCTTTGTCATCAACAGATAATTTGTTTACAGGGATTTTGGTCATGGATGCCACCACTGTAAGAACCAACTCGGGATCAATTGGTTTTTTGTTTTCGGCTTGTTCTTTTTCGAACTTAACCTTTTCCTTCTCCAAACGTTCCAAAAGTTTCTTCTCCTTATCACGAATCTCAGCGGCTTGTTCGTAGTCTTGTTTTTTTACAACATCTAACTTCTGTTGTTTAAGTTCTGCCGCTTTGTTTTTGAGGATCTCAATTGACTCGGGGATCTTAACCTCCACTTGACTACGAGCTCCTACCTCATCTAAGATATCAAATGCTTTATCGGGAAATTCACGATCGGTGATGTAACGATCCGCAAGATTAACACACATCTCCAAGATCTCTTCGGTGTAAAGGACCTTGTGGAAATCTTCATAACGTGATTTAGATTGTTGAAGGATAAGTAGAGTTTCTTCCTTTGAGGGAGAATCAATACTGACCTTTTGGAATCGACGCTCAAGTGCTCCGTCTTTTTCAAAATTGGTACGGTACTCATCAAGAGTGGTTGCTCCAATACATTGGATCTCACCACGGGCAAGAGCGGGTTTGAAGATGTTGGATGCATCCATCGATCCAGATGCGTTACCAGCACCTACGATCGTGTGGATTTCGTCAATAAAGACGATGATGTCTGGGTTCTCAGACAACTCTTCGATGATAACCTTCATACGCTCCTCGAACTGTCCTCGGTACTTGGTACCCGCAACAATTGAGGTAAGATCCAATAGGACAAGACGTTTGTCACGAAGATTTCGGGGGCAGTCGCCTTGTACGATCTTGTTGGCCAGTCCCTCCACGATAGCGGTTTTACCACTACCGGGTTCACCCACGATAATCGGGTTATTCTTTTTCCTACGGGATAGGATTTGGGCAATTCGGTGGATTTCCATCTCACGTCCAATGACGGGATCAAGTTTACCCTCAGCGGCCATCTTGTTTAGGTCTTTAGAGAAGTTATCCAAGACGGGAGTTCCACTTTGTTTTTGACGGGATTTGGCTCCCTTATCGTTATCGTCCATTGATTCAATCATGTTATTACTGTTTTTGATTTACACCACAAATATACAATTATTTTTCCAAATACCAATATTGACAATTTGACAGGTGATAATATTTTTGTTTTGACATTTTGTCAGTAAAGATAGTTATTTTGGTATTGGCACATTATTTACTATTGTTGGGACAAAGATAAACAATAAAAATCTAAAAAAGAAAAGATATGTTTGGAAAAAGTGATTCTTTCGATGACCTGTTCAATGAACTAAATAATATGTTCGGTAATCATCCATTTGGTGGACGATTTGGTATCCACGGAAAAAATAATGTGGAAAAGGGAAAAGATAAAAATGGTGAATGGAATAAAGAGACATTCACATCTGATGATGGTAAAATTTTAATTACCAGCTTTGTTCGTTCTTCAGGTTTTGATGACGATATGATGACTAATATGTTCAAATCTAATAAAAAACAAGAGGTCAGTGCTGACAGACTCAAATCTGAACTCCAACGAGCAATCGAAAATGAAGATTACGAACTGGCAATCCACCTTCGTGATAGAATGAAGAAACTTGAAAACTCTCAAGAGGAAATTGAAAAACTCGAGAATGAACTCAAACAAGTGATTTCAGATCATAACTTTGAAAGAGCAATTGAAATCCGAGAGGAACTCAAAAAACTGAAAATGTAATTCACGACCCCCACCCAAAAGTGGGGGTTTGTTGTATTTATATGGTATGACACCACAATTAAGAAAATTTATAAAAATCAAAAAAAATGATTTGATGGATGTTGTCCGTGGATACATCCTTATGAGAAAAATGTTTATTGACCATGGTGTTAAAGACCGTCAACTGCAAAGAGGTGAAGGAATGACTCGTGAAATGTACATGCAAAGAGAACGAGTTATTTACGACTTAAAAAAGTTGAAGAGTGATGCTCGTAGGTTTGGTCTTATGGATTATGAAGATAGTAATTCTGATTTTGATGATTACTTTTCAAATTTATTGTATAGAGTTGATCTCAAAACCCCTTTGTAACATGGCCGTAAAATCACAAACAATAGAAGGAACAAAAATTATCAACGAGATTGAATCATCAAACATCAATAGAACCGAATACGATACGGCGACTAAGAAGTTGATCGCGGAGTTCAAAAATGGAACCCGTTATGAATATGAAAATGTACCTCATAACGTCTATGCGGAATTCAGACTCGCGGAATCACAAGGAAAATACTTTACCACCAAAATTTCCAAAGCATTCAAATACAACAAACTCCCTTAATTAATATCGGAGTATTTATAGTTTATGGACAAATACTCTGAAATATTGATGTCATTTGGTACAAAGGAGACTTTGAACCCCAAGATTTGGAATGATGTTGATACTGACACCCCTGTATTGAAAAACGGAATCCGTGTTGCATTGTTACAAATTGCTGGTGAATTTATGGATTTTTTGGGTGAAGATTTATTTGTTGATGATATTAGATTTACAGGATCTTTGGCCAACTTCAATTGGTCTGAGTTTTCAGATATTGATTTGCACTTATATGTTGATTTCTCACAATTTGAACCAAAAGATCGTGATGTTTACAAAGAACTGTTTCAACTCAAAAAAACTTTATTCAATACCACTCACAATATAACTGTAAAAGGTTATGAGGTTGAGTTGTATGCTGAGGACATCAACGAAGTTCACTTCTCAACGGGTGTATATTCTGTGTTATTTGATCAGTGGGTTGACAAACCCGAAAAGGAAAATGTTAAAATTGACAAAGACTTTTTGATGAAAAAAGTTAAAGGGGTTATGGAAACCATCGATAACTTGATGGAAGATATTCTTGATGATGATTTGGATACAGCCTTAGGAAAAATAGAAAAATTCAAAGAAAAATTAAAAAAATATAGAAGTTCAGGTTTGGAAAAAGATGGTGAATTTTCTTATGAGAATTTGGTTTTTAAATTCTTGAGAAGGAACCAATACATTGACAAACTGTACAATTTCAAAAATAAACTGATGGATAAAAAATTATCTTTAGAAAATCAAGAGACTGAATAAATAAAGATTTGGTAATATCCGTATATTTATAAAGAAAAAAATTATGGCAGTATTAAGCGCAGGAACCTACAATTATCAAGATTGTATAAATTGTGATGGAACAGTTACTACTGCTCCCTTGCCTCACCCAGTCTATTCGACAGCACAAAACCAACCCGTTGTACAATTAACGGCAGTGGCTTTAGGTGGATTTAACGGGTTAAACAACTAAAAATATATTATAGAAATGGCTGACCTAAGACCAATTGGAAGTGAAAAATTACAAGGACAAGACAAGATCAATAGAATCCTTGAAATTGCTAGATACAAAGAAAATACACCTTCTTCGATAAATGAAACGTCACGTGCTGAGTTTGGAAAAACTTTGGCAGATGGACTTCAATATGAAATTGTAAAAGAAAAACTTGGTTATATTATCAAGAAAAGAATCGATGAATCATTGGATTACATTGAACCAATGAAGAATAGAAAGTATTATAAGTCCTACTCACAGGCACTCAAGAGAATGAATCTTTTGGCTGGTGAACTCAATAGACTCAACGAGAACGAACAAGAGGTGTCTATGTTCAATTTGGAAGAGCAAAAGAAATTTACATTGAAACTTCCAAAACAAGAAGTACCAACACCTGAGCCAGCACCGGCACCAGAACCTGAGGCAGCACCAGCTGATGATATGGAAATGGATATGGACATGAGTTTGGACACAGAAGGTGGTGATGAGTCTATGGATATGGAAATGGATACTGAAACACCTGAAATGGGTGCTGAGGAAGAAGTAGACTTCAAAGTAGTTCAAAAACTAACAGGTAAATTAGGTCAGAAGATTCGCACAATGAACGACTCTGTCGGTATGACTTCTGAAGACATCAAATACGTTCTAAATTCAGTTTTGTCAGCTTTGGATTTGGAAAAGTTGGATGATGAGGATAAAGAAGACATCATGGCTAAACTCGAAGAAGTTGAAACTGATTATGAATCAGATGAGATGGATTTGGATATGACAGGTGATGATGAAATGGATATGGATCTTGACATGACCTCAGATGAACCTGTTGAAGGTGAAATGGGTGAGCAAGACGACATGTACTTGGGAATTGGTGATCATGGTTTTTATGACCAAAGTGATAACCGTATGAAAGATTTCGACTTTGATTACGACGAAGAAGAATATGATGATTTTGATGACTTTATTTCAAAATACCCAAATCAAAATTGGTTTCGTAAGGGAAGAAGTGACGATGCAGAATTCGGTAGAGATAGTAGTGATAGAAAGTTTTGGGATACATACAAAGAAAAATTTGGTGGACCTTTCAAACTTCGTAAAAGAAGAAGTGAAATGGGTGAGGGTGACCTTCGTGACAAGTATGATGGAAGAGATGGTAAAGTGATTGGAGTTTATTCTAACATCAAGAATCAACGTAACGAAGAAATGAGTGAAGAGGATAAGGCTCACACTTCAATATCTAAAATTATGGACAGTATCTTCTCAGAGTCAAAAGTTGATAAAGTTTTGGAAAAATACTTTGTTGTTTCTGAATCAGAAAAAAAACAATTAAAAAAATCTTTACCAAAACCTTTTGAAAGATTGTCAGAGAGTGTTGAACAAAAATTGGCGGCAGAATTTGTTATGTCTGAAAATTCAGAAATCAAATTTCTTGGAAAAACAAACAAGGGTAATTTAGTTTTTGAACATAAAGGAGAACAAATCAAAATATCTACCAAAGGTGAAGTGTTATGAGTTATCTAATCTATGTGAATGGCTTGGGCCCTAACTATAGAGGTGATAACATGTACGAATTCATTTTCGGTAAAGAACTTGATGTGTGGGGTGAGAATTGGGATGCTAAACCGTCAAACGGTTATCCTGAACCACCCCACATTAATTTTATAGAGAAGGTTGCAACCCTTAGAAATACATCAGTTGATTTGGAATTGATTCAAAAATCTGATTATATGGGAATGACCGATGCCATGGAAGATATTATTGCTTTATCTTGGGAAACCGAAGATAGTTCTGAAAATAAAGAAAGATTAGTTTTCAGATACGGAGACACCGAAGAAAAAGTGAAAGATAAATTGTACGCAAGAGACCTAATATTAGAATTTGAAAAAAATACAGTTTATGAAAACTAAAAAAGAAACTAAGGAACAAGAAACTATTACCATCAAGGTAAAAAAAGGATCACCTGATGAAATTAAACTTCAACAACAAGGAAAGCCTTATCAGGTCTATGAAAAGGAGATGAAAGAAGGTCAAGATGAAGATCCTTTAAATCCCTATGGATCTGGTGAGACAACACAGGCACCTCATCAGGTTGGTCCTGATACAAACGATGGTTTTGGTGTTGATCCAGGTAAAACGCCAGGAATGTACCAAGATGGTATGGACGAATCTCAAGATTTGGAAGAAAAAAAAGAAGGAAAATATAATCCTTATGCTGTTTGTACATCTTCATTAGGTCTTGAAGGAAAAGATCGAGATTCTTATACTGAAAATCAAAAGAAAAAATTTGAAAGATGTGTAAAAGATGTGAAAAAAACAATGAAAGAAGGAAAAAATCCTGTACAAGTCATTTTAGAATCATCACTTGACAAGTTAGTTCAGAAACACTTGACACCGAAAATGACTAAAGGTGAATTTGTTTCTATGTTAGAAGAAGGTGGTATCATCAGAAAAGCCCTAAAAAAAGGAATTGCTAATAAGTTAGTTGGAAATGTGGGAATGGACAAACCTATAGGAAAGCTTTATACTTTAACAAAAAAAGAAGCTATGGAACAAGCACCTACTACAGCACCACCTAAAGTAAAACCAGGTACAACTGAGAAACCAGGTAAAAGTGACCCATTCAAAAATCCAAAACATCAACCAAAACCAAAGGCTGGAAAAAATATGGTTGATGATAACCCAAAAGCACCAATTACTAAAATTCCTGATTATATCACATTTGACCAACTAGGTCTGACTTTTGAAAATAAGAAGTAATGAAAAACAATTTAAAAGAACAAGACCCTCAAAATAGAGGAGAGTTTGAAAAACAAACAAAAGGAATGTCACCTGACATCAAAAGAAAGATGGAAAAGGGTGAAACCCCATTGTCTAAAAGTCCGGCATTTCCTGATATCAAATCTGAAGAAATACCAGTTTCTTTTGAAGAAAAAATTGCGTCAAAAAGATTTAAGGACGTAGTAGAGAAAGTAAAAAGGTATACGGGACAAGAAGAAGTTAGTAGTCAAAATGCCCTTATGGGATTACAAATGATTATGATGGGCGCTGTAAGAGACGTATTTGGAATTCAATCTCAAAACAAAGAATATTTGGAAAACTTGGCGGTAGATTTAGTACGTAAAGAAATGGGAGTGAGACCTGATCAAGTTCAATACGATGCTAAGTTAGTTGGTATGGGTGAAATTGATATGGAGGGATTTTCCAAAGAAGGTGAAGAACCCGAACAAGAAGAAATTGAACAAAATTTCCAACAACAAGAAGAAGACATTGAAGATTTTATTACCGCTTTTGAACGATATGACATTGAGAAGGCAAAACGAAGATTTATAAATGCTCTAATTCAAGGGTCATCAAAAAAAGGACATTACATGTTTGAATTAGTAAAAGATGAACTTGATCGATTAAATCCTCGGTTATTGAATCTTTATGGTGTTCTCATGTCAGTAAATGATTTGTTGTATTGGGTTCTACCTGATCAAGCGATGGACATGATGATGAATCAAGGTGGTGTTGCTGGTAAGGAAGAAGTTGATATTGAAACCGAACCACCAACAGTAAAAGCTAGAGGTGTATTTTTTCCAGTCCTTGTACACGAATTGATTAAAGGAACAATGGAAATTCTTGGTACTCAAGGATTACCTGATGACCCGAAACAAGCCGAAATGGTGATGGCGTCAACAGACACTTTAGCAAATGAAATTTGGGATTTGAGACTTGGACCTGTATTATGGGAAAAGTTTATTGAATCTTATCCTGAAAAATTATTTGACGAAGATAAACGATGGATACAGAACTACCTATTCGCTCGTTTTTCAGCATTGACTGCTGAGGAATTTTTCAAACTAGCAAAGGCAATTCTTAGAGGTGACGCTAAGGCTACCCAAATCTTAGATAGAATGGTAACAGAAATTGTGGACCATTTGAAAGAAACTCATGATGATGAAGATTATGGTTCTGAAGAATCAGACTCAGACGTTGCTTCACCTGATGATGATGACAATGATTTGGGTGATTTAGACGACTTTTTAGGTAGTTTAGGCATCAGTAGATCCTAAAATACTCAATGGGTTTAAGTAAAGAACAATTACTCTTAGAGTATTCAAAGTGTATGACAAGTACTGCCTACGCTTTAAAAACCTATCTACAGACCTACGATAATACTCAATCACGATACGTTCCATTAGAACTATTTCCTGATCAAGTCCGATTGGTGGAAGACTATGATGCGTACAACGAAAACATAGCTTTGAAGTATAGACAGGCGGGTGTATCAACAGTGACAGCGGCTTGGGCAAGTAAAAAAGTTGTTTTTGCTAGAAAAAACAAACCTGAAAAGGTTTTGATTATTGCTAACAAACAAGATACGTCTATCGAATTTGCAAACAAAATTAGAGAATTTACTGCCCAATGGCCCGATTGGGTTGGTGTTGGGTTTTCTCCTGATAAAAACGCCGCCAAACACTACAAACTTTCAAATGGGTGTGAAATAAAGGCTGTAGCAACCTCAAAAGACGCACTTCGTGGTTACTCACCTACTATTCTTATCTTTGATGAGGCGGCCTTTATTGATGCCGATGGAGACTTTTGGGCTGCTTGTATGGCATCTTTGTCTACGGGTGGTAAGGTAATTGTCATCTCCACCCCTAATGGATATGATCCTATTTACTACGAAATTTACGATCAAGCCTTACGTAGTATGAACGACTTCAAAATCACTGAAATGTATTGGTATCGTGACCCTCGTTATACAAAAGATTTGTATTTGGTAAAAACAAAAGATATAATTCATTATTTTCTCAATCGAGAAGAGTATGATGACAAAGAAGTTTTATTGGATTATTCAAAGATTAATCCATTTGAAAGAAATTTTGAAGAAATAGTGTCAAAATTCAAAGAAGGTTACAAACCTTCATCGTCATGGTTTGAGGCTATGGTGAAAAAACTTAAATACGATAAAAGAAAAGTTGCGCAAGAATTAGAGTGTAATTTCTTAGGATCTGGTGACAACGTATTCGATTCAAACTTGATTCAAAACATTACTGAAACTACTATCAAAGATCCTTCAGGAAAAATGATGAGTGGTGGTTTTTGGATTTGGAAAGAACCTGAAATGGGTCACAAATATATTATGGGAGTTGACGTTTCAAGGGGTGATTCCGAGGACTTTTCTACAATTCAAATTTATGATTTTGATGAACGAGAACAAGTTGCCGAATACTTGGGTAAAATACCACCTGATGTATTGGCTGAAATTGCATTTAAGTGGGCAACAATGTATTCAGCATTTATTGTTATAGATATTACCGGTGGTATGGGTGTGGCAACCGCTAGAAAATTACAAGAATTAGATTATAAAGATTTATATGTTGAGGGAGTTGAATACGGAAATAAATGGAAATTTGATCCAAAAGTTAAAGACAAAATACCTGGTTTAAATTTTAGTCAGAAACGTGTTCAAATTATCGCTGCTTTTGAAGAAGCCCTAAGACACGGAATGAAAGTTAGATCTACAAGATTGTTAAGTGAAATGAACACATTTGTTTATATTAATGGACGACCCGATCACATGAAAGGACAACATGACGACTTAATTATGGCTCTTGCCATGGCGGTATATGTTGCTGAAACATCATTCACTCAACTAAATAAGGTAAATGAGATGGCCAAAAGTATGTTAGAATCTTGGACGGTCGAAACTTATGAAAAGCCAACACAACAATTTTTCAATCCGCAAATTCCAAATCAAATGTTTGATAATAACCCAGCTTATAGAAATCAACCTACTAAAAGGGATTATCAAGACTATTTATGGGTATTCGGAGGAATAAGGCGTTGATAAAAAATACATATCAAGTAATATTGTAGAATATGGCGGAAGAAGATAAAAACTTAACAATATGGCAGAGGTTATCACAGACCTTCGGACCTAACTCATTACTGGGTCAAGATGTACCTACGTACAAATTTGACAAAAAAGAACTACTCAGAACAACGGACAAAGCTGAGTATGAACGTGAAAAATTACAAGCCAGACAAACATCATATATAACCCAACAATGGGCTAAAATTGAGAATAACCTTTATTCACAAGCGGTTTATTATGAACCAACAAGGTTGGCGTCATACTACGACTACGAATCAATGGAATATACTCCTGAGATTTCAGCGGCTTTGGATACCTATGCGGAAGAGTCTACCACGGTAGATGAAAACGGATACATGTTGCAAATTTATTCTGATTCACCAAGGATCAAAGCAGTATTGGGTGATTTGTTTAACAACGCTTTGGATATCAATACTAACTTACCAATGTGGACAAGAAATACGTCTAAGTATGGTGATAACTTTGTTTTCTTAAAATTAGATCCTGAAAAAGGTGTTGTAGGATGCCTTCAATTACCTAATATCGAGATCGAAAGAGTTGAAGTTGGTATGAGAGGAAGAGCAAGTTCGGGAGCGGCATTAGCTGGTACTTCCGATAAAGTATCAAGTCTTACTTTTACATGGAAAAACAAACAACTTGAATTTAAGAGTTGGGAAATTGCTCATTTTAGATTATTAGGTGATGACAGAAAATTACCTTATGGTACTTCAATGCTGGAAAAAGCTAGAAGAATTTGGAAACAATTAGTTTTGGGTGAAGATGCGATGTTAGTTTATCGTGTCTCAAGAGCACCTGAAAGACGTGTGTTCAAAGTATATGTTGGTAACATGGATGATGGTGATATCCAACCGTATGTTCAAAGATTTGCCGCACAGTTCAAAAAGGATATGGTTACAGATCCCAAAACTGGCAACGTAGACATGAGATTCAACCAAATGGCGGTTGATCAAGATTTTTTTATACCTGTTCGAGATCCTTCGGCTCCAAATCCAATCGAAACATTACAGGGTGCTCAGAACTTATCTGAGATCGCTGATATCGAATATATTCAAAAGAAACTATTGACGGCACTTAGAATTCCAAAAGCATTTTTAGGTTTTGAAGAAGTTGTTGGTGATGGAAGAAACTTATCCCTTCAGGATATTCGTTTTGCACGTACAATCAATCGTATTCAGAAGTCAATGATTGCCGAACTAAATAAGATTGCTATTGTTCACTTGTTCCTGTTAGGATTTGAAGATGAATTAGGGTCATTCCAACTTAGTTTGACAAATCCATCAAAACAAGCTGATTTGTTGACTATCGATGTTTGGAAAGAAAAAATGTTGTTATACAAAGACGCTGTAATGCCAATTGAAGGTATTGCTCCAGTATCACAATCGTGGGCTAAGAAACACATACTAGGTTTTTCTGATGAGGAAATCAAACTTGACCTACAACAACAAAGGATTGAAAAAGCGGTTGCAACAGAAATTCAAAACAC